AAAGGAGAGTAGAAATATATTAAGCGTTTAACGTTCCCCATGGCATATTAGATTATCTCAAATATGTAGAACTTATGTATATTGCCGATATAGTAATGAGCATACTTGACCATCCCTATATATAGGCGTATTATATACCCATCAAGTAAAGGAGATAAGCAACGCGGAAGGGTTCCGCCACTGATCGCCTAGGCTGCTACCGCGTCGGCGTTAAAGCTAGTAGTCGTTCCTTGACAATCGCATATCTTGCGGGCTTATCTGAGGGTTAGGCGTGTTAGTAACATATGATGATCTACGGTAAGGTAATACGCAAGTTGCATACGTTAGAACATTAATCGAAAATCCTATGCCCCCGTAGGCGGTAAAAACCACCTAAGTAAGGAGGCAAAATGTTTAAACTAGAAACTGACATTCTACGAGTTGCTGTTTTAACCGCTGTTAGTGAGGTATATAACGGCGATGATGAAATGGCTGCATTAAATTTGCGGTTGACAGCAACGGAAATGATGGCTGAAGTTGGCACGGCTTATGTCGTTAGAACTAAGTATGCCCAGACTACGAGCTTTAATGTTTACGGCTATTATTCTGATGTCGTTCTGGCAACTGATGGAGCGGATAGCATTAAAGTTTTCGAGATAACTAAATCCGATTACTGGTATAAAGTCGCTGACGTTGATTTTCTTTTCATCTAGCCTAGGCGTGGCCGCGGCATCGCGGCTACCGCCTACGGGCGCATAGGATAGCGCGGCCCATGGTGTGCACCTGAAACGGAAGGAGTTATAACATGGTGGCCGAAGGTGAAACGTTCGTGGATGCCGGAGAAGCGGCGGCATGGTACGAGGAAAAAGTGCGGGAAGTTCTCGATGATTCCGAGATTGTTGACGAAATTTTCAGGTACTTTGGTGCTGAGCAGACATTTGGCTTTTTCCACTCAATCGCCACGGACTACGGAGTTTTCTAAACTATGGCGTGCGTCGGAATCGGCGCATACCATAGGTCGCGCTGATCGTGCAACGTGGGCGGCTATGGAAAGCAGGTGGATTATGAAATTGCGCCATATGACCGCGGAAGTGGTGGAGCTTGAGGACGTTGTTATTGAGGAAAATCGTCACGGCGAGAAAATCTATCATGTCTATGACAGTGTGAAAGCGTTGAAGTCCTATGATAGCATAGTCGCGATGGCGACTTCTGAGGACATTTTCATGTTGCCGCGCTATGATTACTCGCCGACTACGTGGAAACACGTTCATGCCTTCATTCAGGACTGCACATCGTTCACTGATCTATGCGCGTCGGATATGCGCAGGGCGTTCACGGATGGCAGTTACTGTTACCATTACGCCGAGGGGTTTGATATGGGCGTACGACCATGGTATAGCGAGAAGAATGAACTTGTTTGGGTTTCAACTTGCAGCAATAGGGTTTGCGAGTACGAGCGTCATACGTATTAGAAAAGAGGAAATAGCCGCCCACGTTGCACGATCACGACAGAAGGAGAAAAAACATGATGTTTCGCTCAAACTGCGTTCGCCCCGTTTATGCCGTTTACGGCAAGGATGAGGGCGATCACACTGTGGCCGTTACCTACGTCCATGACCCGAACCATATAAACACAGCAAGATCAATGCTGTTCCTCGAATATGATGAAGTTGTGTCTACAGAGGTGCGCATCGAGATCATGAAGTTCGACGGATGGAGGGTGATAGGGTAATGGTAATAATGGGAATCGGTGAAGAGGAGTTCGCCGAGGGCCGCAGAATGGCCAGGAAAGACCATTTCTGGCACGGGAGGAAGTACGTCAAGATCAAAGCCGCAGGATGCCTGGAAGGGCACGGATGGGCCTATCGCCGAGGATATCGGGACTATGCCGTCCATTGCTGCCCAGTTCGCCGATTAATCGACTTCTAGGAGGTCTGCCGTTGGTATGAAGAAACTGTGAAACAAGTATGGACGAATGGGTGCCCGATTATCGGGCACCCTCAAGATCAGGTAAAATGTTCCCGACGGAACACGAAGAAAGGACTCAATCATGATGATTACCCGCTCCATTACCAAGTTTGAAGTGACCGCCTACAAGCTGTACGTCGATCACGGTGTGCCGAAGCTCGATAAGATCGGCTCCGCAGAGGTAGAGGGCACTCGCTGCGACAAGACCACGGCTAGAAAGGCCATTGCCGACGCGATTGGGAAGGCCCTTCCCAAGGGGGTCGAGATTGAGGTCGTACCCAAAACCGTCACCACCTACGGAATGGACTTGGACAAGTTCCTGTCCCAAGCCCAGGTAGTGTGCGTCAAGGAAGCCGGAGAACCGGAAGCCGGAGAACCGGAAGCCGACGAGTTGATCGGTTAGGCGATTGCCCACGGCGAGGGTTCACCGCTAACTCTGAACCCTCCCACGTGGGCAATCAATAGCGGTCAACGGGCCGCACCCACGAGATGAAAGGAGTTCTCGAAATGGAGAACGCGATGATGACCCTGGACGTGTCCGCCGAGCTTTCCGAGCAGAGCACGAGCACCTACTGCTCAATCAAGGGAGGCGACCGTGCGACCAAGGCCAAGCTGTACAACGCCAGCAACAACCCCGACCACAAGGTAGGCGATTTCATCAACAAGAACATTAAGGTGAAAGACGTTCTCGTTGAGGCCATCGACATCGTGGACGAGGAAACGGGTGAGGTCGAGCGAGCGCCGCGCGTGGTGCTCATTGATGACAAGGGGAAGGCCTACCAGGCCGTTTCCATGGGAATCTTCAATGCAGTCAAGAAGGCCATTCAGATTTTCGGCGAGCCGACTTGGGAGGAGCCTATCGAGTTCACGGTGAAGCAGGTTTCCGTCAAGAACGGCTCCATGCTCACGCTGGACGTTGCCGAGTAGCAGATGATCGGGAGGGCCTAGACCCTCCCATTTCCTGGTTTGTGAGAAAGTGAGGAAATTGTGAAAAAAGTAAGATTAAGGAAGATTATCAAGGCGTTGAGGGACAATCCCTCAACCATGTGCTCATCTGATATCTATGCTGCCGCAAGGGACTGGGGGCTGAACAATCAGGAAGCTGGGGAAATAGTTGGAAACATTGTTGGGGACATGAAAAAATTCATGATGTGCTCATCGTTCTTCCGCGCAGGATATAGCAGGGCGCTAATCGCCGTCGAACAGGAAGCAGAGTACCAGGCTGGAAAGGAGATGCTTTCAGAGCGCAAGCGCAGGGCCAAGGAACTTATGGACTTGCTTCCCGATGGAGAAGTCAAGGACAAGATGGAAGATGAGGTTTTCTGGGGATTGGAGTTGTTTGAAGATGCTGGAATCTAAGTTGACTCCCTTCGGCGTGTGCTACGACCTCACCTGTACCCCGTTCAAGAGCCAGTGGGGCAAGTACACCTTCCACTTCTCCTCCGTTAAGCACAAGGAGTCGTTTGACAGCAAGCTGCAAGTTCGCATACCATGGCTGAACGATTCCATGAGCAAGCGCTTCAAGTTCGAGGTGGACGCGTCGCAGATCGCCGTGTTCCAGCTTTACTGCCAGGTGGAGACGCGAGGGTTCTACGTCGTCGATGAGATACGGGGTTTGAAATGGCGAGATCGGGAAAGCCTTACATTAAGTGGACTGCAAGCCAACTTGAGAGAGTCAAGCGAGAAGCCCGAAACTACAACCGAAGGTTGAGAAGGGCTTGGAAGAGATACGGGTACGATGGACAACCTCCCACAGTGTCCGCAGCGGAGATCATCCGCTCTTCCAAAGATCGCGAATTGGACTCGCCTGTCAGGACAGCTGACGATCTAAACAAGATGATAAGGCAATGGCAGCGGTTCAACGAGGTCAAGCGGCCAGGGTCTACCAAACCCCATGCGTTGGAGACTGGCGAGGTGGTTCCAGAGTACTTCGTGCAGGAGCGCAAGCGTTGGGTTCGCGCTGAGAACAGGAAGAGGAAGAAGGTCGTTGAAGAGCTTTACCCTTCTGGTCTTTTCGACACCACTACGGACACCTCGCCCCTCTACGATCTGGCGATGAAGGCCGCTGGCAAGAACATACTCCCCGTATCGTATAACGAGGACTTCGAGAACCCCTTGGACAGGCTTGGGAAGTTCGGGCGGTACGAGGAAAGCGATGCGTCCTATGCCATCCGCTATTCCGATACCCTGCAAGACCTGTTCGGAAATGACGGGGAGCTGTTGGATGTGGCCCGCATATTGGAACGTCTCGTTGACGAGAACCCCACGGCACTGAGGGAGATTTTCGAGAACCCCATGTACGACGATGTGACAGCCCTAAACTTCGTGTACGAGCAAGGGTCGCCCAATATGACTTCTTTCCAGAACTACACGATCAGGGGTCAGGAGTACAAGGGCCGTAGGCAGCAGGTAATTGATTTTTGGACTCTGATGGAAGAGAAGTACCTTGAATGAGATCGTACACCTTCGACTTCGAGACCACGACAGACCCCGAAGATTGCAGGGTATGGGCTTACGGAATCTACTCCATAGACGATGACAGGTACATTACAGACGGGAACAGCATAGAAGGGTTCATAGAATGGCTGGAATGTGCGGCGAACTGCAAGGGGTACTTTCACAATCTCGGGTTCGATGGTGTGTTCATAATAGACCATCTGCTCAAGAGCGGGTGGCTTTGGGTGGACTCGAAGCAGAAGGCAACGGACAGGACGTTCACAACACTGATAAGCGACATGAACCAGGTTTACCAGATAACCCTGTACTTTACCAAGACGCGCTACGTGACTATTCAAGATTCCCTGAAAATTATACCGTTGTCGGTAGAAGCAATGGCAAAAGCCTATGGTTTGGAAATCAGGAAGGGAAGCATAGATTACGATGAATACCGAGAGCCAGGCCACGAGATCACCGACGATGAGAGGGCCTACCTGGTTAATGATGTCGCCATCGTCGCCAAGTCTCTGCGGACGTTCTTCGAGCAGAAGCTTACCAAGATGACGGCTGGAAGCAATGCACTCTTCGATTACAAGAGAAGATTGGGCGGTCACAGGAAGTTCAGAAACGTCTTTCCCCTGCTGTCGGAGGAAGAGGATGCGTTCATCCGCAAGGCCTATCGGGGAGGGTTCACCTACGTGAACCCCAAGTTCCAGGGCAGGGACGTGGGAGAGGGAATAGTGTTCGACGTGAACAGCCTGTATCCTTCCGTCATGGCGGCTTGTGACGGGCAGTTCCTGCCTTATGGAAAACCTGTATGGTTCGACGGTGTTCCGCAGCCGACGGAACGGCACCCGCTGTGGATAGCCTGTGTGCTTTGCAGCTTCAAGGGAAGGAAGGAGCATATTCCATGCCTGCAGTTGAAGGGAAACATGATGTTCAAGCAGACGGAGTACGTGGAGGACTCTCAAGGGCGTGTGTGCCTCACTGTCACCAATGTCGATTGGGAACTCATGAACAAGCAGTACCATGTCTGGGATGTGGAGTTCATCGGAGGGTACATGTTCCACGCATCACCCCATATGTTCCAGGATTACGTATGCAAGTGGGTGGATATAAAGAACCAGGCGACTATATCGGGGAATGGTGGGCTTCGTTCATTGGCGAAACTGATGCTGAACAGCTTGTACGGCAAATTTGCAACACGGACTACGGTAAAATCGCGCAAACCCGTGTTGGACGAAGAGGGCGTAGTGCATTACGTTAACCTTGAGCCTGAGCAGAGGGACGGCGTGTACCTTCCATGCGGTGTGTTCATAACGTCATACGCCAGGTACAAGACCATAACTTCAGCGCAGTCAGTTTACGACCGTTTCATTTACGCTGACACCGACTCTTTGCACTTGGTAGGTACGGAAATTCCCGATTGCCTTGACGTAGACCCTGTGCGTCTTGGGGCGTGGAAGCATGAATCGACTTTTGACCATGGAAAGTTCTTGAGGGCGAAGACCTACGTGGAGCACGAGGTGGGAGCCGACGAGCTGACTGTGCACGTGGCGGGGCTTCCCTCCCGATGCCACGAGAACGTCACGTTGGAGAACTTCGAGTTCGGCGCTGTGTACGAGGGCAACTTGACGGCGAGGAAGGTTCCAGGCGGTGTAGTCCTGTACGAGGGAACTAAGGAGATAAGGAGGTAAAATGAATGAAGCGAACTGCATAACTGCGGCGATAGCAGTATGCGTTATGACGCTTATAGTTGCATCGCAGTGTTTCACCGAGATGGCATTTTAGAGAAAGGAAGAGCAATGTCAGAGCCTACAAGTTACATTGTGGAGATAGACGAGGCGGGCAATCCGTCGATAAAGTACGCGGACGGAACGCCCTATTCTGTCAATATATCCGATTACAGCGCTGAAGTTTTGAAGCAGCTTATCCCCAGGAAGTTGAATTACACTGTCGTCAATCAAATAGACGGTCTATATATAGCTGCGACGAAAGGTTCAGAGAAGTTCCAGCTACCGTATTCGCCCGTTGAGTTGATGGAGACAATCGAGGAAAGGGAGTCCATTAATTATATCTTGGATATCGTTTCCGTTGATCTGGTTAAGAATAGTGAACTCAATTCGTTCTTTGAGTCCATATATGCAGACATAGAAGCTGTGTATGGTGATGGGAATAAAAAAATTAAGAACATCATAACCGAATTTTGCAATCCGCATCGAGTAACGGCAGAAGCTACTTTCGAGGAAGGCGATGTATATATTAACTGTAGCGTAACGGTGAAGATAGGCGAACTTGAGTTCGGGCCGTTCCTCTTCCTCCATGAGAAAATTCAAGGAGGTGGAAGCGATGCCGCGCAAGATGAAAATGTGGATTTACCCGAAACCGATTAGCTTATCCCCTTACTCCAAGCCATATTGCATCGACGCTGAGCCTTTCCTGCGAGAGTTGGAGACTGTCGATTCCCAGGAGGAATACGAGACTGTCCGCGACCTCAACTACGGCTCCGTGGAAGCCACGGTGAGGGAGAAGGTGTACGACAACGGCTGGCACGATTGCTATGTTATAGCGGACTACTTCTTCCCGTATATTCTTGCGCCTATTATATACCATTGCACACGCGATCACGGTGTGGTAAACTGCGAAGTCGTAGCCAGTTAGAAAGGAGCGCCCATGGCCTATGTGTGGGTTGACGAGCCTGAGGAAGGAGCGGACGTGCGCGACGCTGTGGCGCGCGAGGATTACGACCAGATCGTGACCGAGCGCGACGGCCTGATTGAGCAGCGCGACACTCTCATCGAGCGGGCCGAGACTGCCGAGACGGGATGGCGAGATGCCCGCAACAAGTACGCCGATGCATTTATCACCTCTCCGCAGAGGATGAAGGAAGACCAGAACAGGGACGTGAGCGAGGATGGCCGAGCGTCAACGTTCGCGGAACTGTTCCGAACGAAAGGGGACTACGGTGCCTACTAAGCCGACAAGCGAGGTCATCAACGCCGCCAAGGTGAAGCTCGACCCGCGAGAAGTTCTGGAAGTGGTAATCAACGAGACTCCCGCATTGCGGGACGATCTGCTCAAGGCTGAGCTGGTCGAGGAAGTAGAGGATTAAACATGGCAAATCGGATTTCCGTGCCGCACAATACCGAAGCGCTGCATGCCATCGGCGAGTACGTCATGCAGTACGAAGCGATGCAGAATGCGTATCTCACCGCTCTGGTGAACCGTATCGGCATGACTATCATCACCTCGAAGATGTGGGACAACCCATGGTCTGTGTTCAAGAAGGGGCGCTTGGAGTTCGGCGAGACGGTTGAGGAGATTTTCGTCAACCTTGCCAAGCCGCACTCGTTCGACCCTGCGACTGCCGAGAAGGAGGTCTACAAGCGGGAGATTCCAGACGTTCGAGCGGCCTTCCACAGCATGGACTTCCAGAAGTTCTACAAGGTGACTATCTCCAATGACCAGTTGCGCCAGTCGTTCCTCTCCTGGAACGGCATCACCGACCTTATCGCAAAGATCGTTGACTCCCTCTACACGGGGATGCGCTACGACGAGTACGTTACCATGAAGTACATGATCTGCCGCGAGATGCTCAACGGAGGGTTCTACAACGAGGAAACCGCGGCTCTCACCAAGGCCACGGCTTCGGACGTTATGACCGTTGTTCGTGGGCTTGTCGGCCAGCTTGACTTCATGTCGCCGAAGTACAACCGTTCCGGTGTGATGACCCATACTCCGCGCGAGGACTTGTACGTCATCATCAGTGCTGCGAATCGCGCGCTCATCGACGTTGACGTGCTGGCGGTCGCCTTCAACATGGACAAGACGGACTTTCTCGGTCATCTCATCGAGGTTGATTCCTTCGATGAGCACGACGAGGTGCGCTTGACGGAACTGTTCGGCGACGATGAGAACTTCGAGCTGTTCACCGATGAGGAGAAGACAGTCCTGGCAGCTGTCATCGCCGCCATGGTGGACAAGGACTGGTGGATGGTGTTCGATGTGTTCGACACGTTCACGCAGAACTACAACGGCCAGGGCCTGTTCTGGCAGTATTTCTACCATGTGTGGCGCATCTTCTCAGCTTCGCCGTTCGCCAACGCGATCTGCGTTTCCAGCAACACTAGCGCCGTTACCGCTGTTGCTGTGACTCCCGCCCAAGCCAACGTAACCCAGGGGGCCAACCTACAGATGACCGCCGCAGTCACTGGAACTGGTATGTACGACAAGCAGATCACCTGGTCTGCTACTGGTCAGACATCCACGGCAACGCATATCGACGCAATGAGCGGCGTTCTGCACGTCGGAAAGGACGAGACGGTGGACTCTGAGATCACCGTAACGGCCACTGCCGTCAACGGTACTAAGGGTACGGCCAAGATCACCGTGGTTCAGGCCTAAACCTATATATCAATAACCGTTTAGAGGGCCGTCGATGCGCGGCCCTCTTCTCTATGGAGGAGAAAATGGCAGATTTTCAACCGAGTGGAATCTTCCGAATGGGTTATGTTCCGTTCGACAATTCCTACAAGCACACTCGCTGGTTCGGGTCAAAGAGTGCGCAGAACGACTACTTCTCAAGCTGTATGCTGTCGCAGTACACGGAGAACGATTACACTTATATTCGCCAGAACAACTCAGTCAAAGTTCAGGTAAACCGAGAGAAGATCTACAACGTAAATTACTGCATGTTCCAGAACCGCAACTATGGGAGCAAGTGGTTCTATGCCTTCGTAGTGGGAATCAATTACATTAATGAGAACGTTACTGAAATCGTCATGGAGCTTGACGTTATGCAGACGTGGCTGTTCGACTGGACGCGCACGGAGTGCTTCGTTGAAAGGGAGCACGTTTCCGACGATACCATAGGCGCTCATACCAACCCCGAGCCAGATATGCCGCTGAGGTACTACACGATGAGCCGCAATGCCGTTGACTTCGGGCCCATGACCATTATCGTCCAAAGGTCAGCGGAGGATGTTAAGATCGAGGGGTCGTGGCTGTTCCCCAACGACCCGACGAGCAAGGGAGTCGACGGTGGAATATACTGCGGTGTGTACAATGGTTGTCAGTATTGGGCGGCTGATCTTTTGTCCGAAGAAGTGGCCAACGTTGTTTCCAGGTTTCTTGCTCGAATGCAGGAAGCTGGGGCTGGCGATGCGATAGCCAATGTATACATGGTGCCCAAAATGTTCATACGCGGCGGTGGGATAACCAATACAGGGCAAGCGCTTAACAATCAGTCGTCCCCGGCACCTGGCGGCGGAGGAGTCGGAGTTTCAAGGCCGTCTACTTTGAACGGTTATACGCCCAAGAACAACAAGATGTTCTGCTATCCCTATTGTTTTTGCCGATTGAGTGATAACAACGGGGCTTCTTCCGACCTCCTGTTTGAAATGTTCGGGAGTGGAGGACACGGTATAAGTTACGACGGCTCAATGGAGCCTAGCGGGGAAGTGTTCGTTTATCCTGAGAATTACCAGGGAATAGCGCATAACTACAACGCTGGAATCAACTTCTCGTGCGCGGTTCAGTGCTCATGGCCGTTCAGCTCGTACAAGAGCGGGGCCAGCCAGAACACCCTGTCCAATGCGCTTACCTTCGGAATCAACGCGGCCATGATGGTGCTCCCCGCAGCAAAGGGAGTGGGAACTGCGGCCAAATCTCTGGGCGCTGGCGCACGTTGGCTTGCGAAGAGAGGAGGACAGGCCAACGCCGACAAGGTGGCGGCTGCAACTGCCCGCACTGCGGCTAGAAGGGGAGTTTCCGCAGCATCTGAGGGTGTGGGAGGGCTTTCCATGGCAGCAGGTGCCTACGGTATGTCCAACCAGGTGGGCGAATGGGACAGGATGATGAGGCAGCCCGATACCGTGCGGGGAAGCGCCAGCGGCAACGGAATATACAGCACTGGCAAGATGGGCTTTAATGTGGACGTGGTGGCTGTAACCTCCGAGTACGCGCAGATAGCAGATGAGTTCATGTCTATGTACGGCTACCAGGTCGACCTGGTCAAGGTGCCCAACTTCCACTCCCGCTCAACCTGGAACTACGTCAAGACCTCGAACGCGTGCATGAGGGGTTCGGTTCCGTCGGAGGATATGGCCGCTATCAACTCCATCCTTGACAGCGGAATCACGTTCTGGCATACTGGGGCCGTCGGGAACTATTCGGCGAGCAACAGCATCATCTAGGAGGTACGATGTACACAGGTTTCTATATGCCTGACGGTGGGGTACCTCCCGAGTCCGTCATCAACAACAAGAACGTTCATCAGGACGTAGAGCGGAACTGGATGAACAACGCTTCGTACCAGATGTACCTGTACCGATTGATGGACTATGCCATCTCCGTTTTCGATTGGCACGGCCTGCCCGAGGGCGTGGACGAGCGAATGATGGAGTACTGGCTTCTTCAAAATGGCATGGTTGTGTTCTTCAAGGACGATATGCTGGCTGGAACCGCCGTTTCCGAAGAGGGCTATGCAGTGCTGCCGACGATGATAAACGGTGAATGGAATATCTATAATTACCCTGTAGACCGCAGGGCCTATGCCACGGATGGGTACAACAAGGAGCTTACGGATGAGGACAGCGTCCTGATCTTCAACGATTACCTGCGAGTCCCAATGATGCCTTCTCTCATGCTCTATGCAAAGCGGCTGGCAGAACTCGACCGCACGATTGACATCAACGTCATCAACCAGAAGGCCCCAAAGATTCTTCGTGGAAACGAGCAGAACAAGCTGACGGCATTGAACATGATGAAACAGATCGAGGAGAACCGATTTTGGCTGTGGACGTACAAGGACTCCCAGAACTTCGATATGGAAGTGCTGGACTTGACCGTTCCGTTCGTCGCCAAGGACTTGCAGACCGTCAAGCACCAGATTTGGAATGAAGCTCTCACCTATATCGGAGTTGAGAACGTCAACACAGAGAAGAAGGAGCGTCTCATCTCCGACGAGGTGATGTCAAATATGGGCGACGTGGAGGTTTCCCGCTTCACTCGCCTTAACGCGCGCGAACAGGCGTGTGACAAAATCAACGATCTGTTCGGGCTTGACGTTTCCGTCACGTTCCGCAGCGGTACTTACGTCAAGGCAGAGGGTTACGGCTCACAGCCCATTGCTGTCCAAGGCATGCAGAGCGGACAGGCTGGCAACGAGGGAGCTGGTTACCCTGAAGGTGACGAGGGCGGCGTGGTCGCCAAGATCAGGAAGGTTCTGGGGATTTAGATGAGCGAGTTCACCACACAGCTTCGCTGGCCCGTGGAGCAACTTCTGAAAGATCAGAAACTTCCGCCCACGGAGTCCAACTGGCCTAAAATCTACAATCGTCTAGGACTGGACGATTACCCTATCTTCGATGAGGGCCATCGCGAGGTTCTGAACAACAAGATCATCCGCCACTACTTCATGCGCGAGATAGGGCTTGAGACGCTGGAGCTGTTCCGCTACTTCATGCGAATGAGGATGTGGGAGATCATGCCCTATTACAATCAGCTGTACAAGTCCGAGTTGATTGAGTTCGACCCTCTGTCCACGCGCGATATGAAGTGCGATGAGAAGTGGACGGTGGACAACACCGACGATTGGACGGTGGACAACACCCGAGATCAAACGGACGATTGGACGCGTAAAGAGAATGGCACTCTGAACAGCGATACAACTACCGATGATCGAGAAGTATTCCAGGATACACCGATGAGTATGTTGGACAGCCCTGGAAGCAACCCTGTATCCAACTTGGAGTATGCGACTACTGTAACCTACGATCATGGGACTACTGGCACAGACCAGACTACTTCATCAACAGGAAGCGGCAAGAACACCGCCGACGAGAAGAAGAAGGAGACTGGCGACCGAGACAAGAACGAGGACGGCACTCGCGAGAAGCACGACTACGGCTACGACATTCCTGGAGCTGATATGCTCCAAAAGTACCGCGAGACGTTCTTGAATATCGATATGATGATAATCCGTGAACTTGCCGACCTGTTCATGGGTATCGGTTAGGAGGTGAGAATGTCCATTCCGCTTTTACAGAGGTACAACCCTCTGCGCGTATTCTGCCAGACGGTACTTCCCGCGGTATATGATGATTCCCTGTCTTACTACGAGGTGCTTTGCAAAGTAGTGGCCCGACTCAACGAGGATACGGGAGTCTGGAACACCCTTTTGGAGAGAATCAATCTCAATACGGAAGAGATCAACAAACTTAAGGATTTGTTCCAGGACTTCGTTGAATCGGGGTTCGATGACTACTACAAAGACCAAGTAGAGCAATGGATTACCGATAACCTGGAATATGTGTTCACTCATTTGGTGAAACAGGTGTTCTTCGGTTTGAACCAGGAAGGTTACTTCGTTGCATATATACCGCAATCATGGAGCGATATTATCTTCGACACAGGGTGGAACTTCAACGAGGACACCTATGGTCGGCTTATCTTGCGATGGGACGTGGATTCCGTATATACTGTTGACCAGACTCCTGAGACGGTTTCGGAGAAGCCGCACGGAAGCCCGGTTCAAACGGCTAACCTTCGTCCAGTTGTCGAAGGAGGTGAATAGAGGTGAACGAGATTGTTCAGGCAATTAGCACTGTGGGTTTTCCTATTGTTGCCTGTGGTGTTATGTTCTATTTCTATGACCGCACTATCAAAGACCTTACAATTACTCTCACTAAGATCGACACTACTCTCGATGGAATTGCAAAGCGTCTTGACAGCATCGAGGATTTCGAGAAGAAGCAGGCAGAATAGGAAGGAGCCTTAAATGGCAGACAACGTTACGACCCCTCCCGCAGCTACCGACTACAGCGGAGTGCGCGAGTATATCGGAGCACGGTACGTACCCGTATTCGCAAATCCTCCCGAGTGGAACGATACGCGCGGGTACGAGCCGCTAACCATCGTGCTTCACAAGGGCAACTCGTTCACGTCCACGCAGTACGTGCCGACTGGCATTGATATCAAAAACACTGAGTACTGGCTGGAGACGGGAAACTGGAATGCCCAGATCGAGGCGTACCGCGAGGAGGTTCTTCGCTTCGACGGGCGTATCCCGCAGAACGCCGACGACATTAAGGCGAATATGACGGCCATCGCAGACGAGGCCA